TATCTTGCACCTTCTTCTTCGCCCATTATTTGTTGAAGATCTTCTTTACGATAAATCTGACTCATTGCTTCAACTATGTCATATTGAATATTTGATAATGCTGGCTGACCCAAGTAGTCTGGAGACTCTACAAATGTCTTAGCATCTACTGGAGTTTCTTCAAAATGATTATCCTTTAATGCCTCAAGAAAATCATCAAACATCATGGACAATTGTAATCACTTCATCCTTTTTAGCAATATCAGAAAGCCTACGCATAATCTCGTCACGAATTTGCGGATGTTCTGATGCTATATCTCTAAGAATTGACATTAAAATTTCTTGTCTTCTTTCTATCTGAATCATTTCTTCTGCAAGTTCTTTGTTTTCTAGCAGTCCTGCTTTTTGCAACATGTCAATTCTTTTAGATTCAATATCCATAACTAGTTTAATTGCTGCAGTTTTTGCACTAAGATTATTTGTCATTGATGCTTCATCAATAACTTCGTATGTACGAGATACCAATTTGCTATAGTGTGTATCTGCTGCTGCTAGTGCTTCCTTAGCACGAGCACGGATAGCATCATTAGCAGATGCCATAACCTTCCACTCGTTGATAAGTGCGACCACTTTAGTTCTTGGAATATCTAATTCTTTTGAAATTACTGTAGGGTCATTACCTTTCAAATACTCTTCTACTACCTGATTTACTTGATCTAAATGTTTAACTAAATCATCTTCAGTTGACATCATCTAGGTCCCTTGCAATTTTTAAAAGTATTAGATATCCAATTAAATCATCAATGTCATTATCTCCAATATAAGACCCACCTCTAGTTATTCTAGATAATTTATCATCAATACGAACATGAAGTTGCTCTACACTATCAGAAGTAGAAAAAATTCTAACAGGGTTAAGAGCGGAGTCACCATATGATTTATTTTTTTCAATAAGCATATGCTTTATTTCATCACAAACCTGACCAATTGTAAACTGTGTCTCAGAACTCATTATCTTCTCCATCTTCATCCCACGCTAGTTCCCAGTCTTCCATATTTTTAGACAAACGAATTAGAGATATTGCTGCCAAAGAAGACAGGGATCCAATCAATATAATTATAGGCAATAGTATTTTTTTCATCTTTTAGACTTCCTTAATCCAAATTTAGCAAGATATACATAGATAGTTTCCACGCTTACCCCACACTCCTTTGCTATTTCTTCTGGAGATTTTTTATCCATAACATAACGCTTACGCATAAAAACCTCGCTTGTATATAGTTTAGCAGCCATATGGTTATCTGTCAACTCCTGGGATTTTCCAGTCTAGTTCTTCTCTAGTAACTGGAGCATTATTTTTAATGCCAGACATGTGCTGATATCCATCAATTTTGTCATAATCTGCATTATATTCTGTCCATTTAAGATTTATACCGCTTTTTCTACAATACTCTTGTACAGTTTCTAATGATATTCCACCATATTTTCCTTCTAGTTTTCCTGAAAATAACATATTTAGTTTTAGCATAGCCTTTCTTGAGTGCTCCCAATGATCATTTTTTTTATCGTCTGCCCATGGCCTTGCAGTATTATATCTACTTAACTTTTCCCCTGGATACTGTCTAGATAAATGGTGATATGCAAAAATTTTTGAAGTAGCAAACATTCTCCAGCCTCTACCCCATGACTGTAAAGAAACATATGGCTCTTCTCCGTTAAAGTTCATCTCTGGATCTAATGGAACTTCTTCTACATAAGACTTATCTGCAAAACACCATGTAAAGTGAACCCAATAATTTTCATGAACATCATTATCTTCTGGTGGAGCATGCCCAATTGGAAACCAGTATCCTGGAATAAAGTCCGATGTTGACTGAGTTCTTGGATCCCATCCAGTTATTGATGGGTGGTATAAATTTGTTTTCACTTTGTTTTTATATTTAATTGACCAGTCTTCGTTATATTCAAAGTCTGGTGGACATAATGTTAAAACTGCTTTATTCGTTACCGATTTATTTTTTGCTTTTTCGTACTCAGACAAACATATTATGTCCCAACCTTCTTCAAACCTTGTATGACCACAAATAAATAAAACATAGTCATATTCATAGTGAGATGGCAAATTCCTTGTTGTCAAGTCTCTAGCCCAAAGAATCCCCCTGTACTTTGATAAATCAAATCTTCGATACAACATCTGATTTTCTGGAACAAAACTTAAATCTGAATAAAATTCTGGATAGTGCTCTTCAACAATAGAAAATAAAAGGCTTTCTTTGTTGCTTGCTTTTTCATAACAGTCTAAAACTGTCCCCAAAAGATCTCCTTCTTTGTATGAAATTATTGATACTAAAATTTTCATATGGCCTTGCCCCAATTATTTATAGCCCAGTGCCCAATTCCACAAGCATCCGCAACATCATTATCATCTATGCTTCTATCATATATTGTATTAATAAATCTAATTGTTCTTTCTTTTCTTAAGTTTCTTTCGTGCCCTTTATACCAGGATAGGGACTTATTTGGATTTTGAGATCTAATTATTAACTGTTCCTCTTTTGATATTTTTTTATTACCTATATAATTTTGCCAAGTAATTGGTGCTACCTTACCTATTGTTTTAGTTCCACTCTGACCTGCTGATCCAAGGATTGCACCCTGAACTAGGGCTAAGTCTGCAGCAGTTTTTGGACTGTTCATAAACACAGTATGTTCAATTACGATTGCCTCAAATCCGCCGTAATAATCAAAAAACGCTTTAGTTTTTTTGCCAGCATCTGTAACCTTTTCATAAATATCATTTCCTTCAAATTTAATTTTCCCCACAATACCCAGTGTTTTTTGTTGCGTATCAAATAAAGCAAATGCAAAACTGTTCGTACTGGCATCAATAGAACATATAGTTTTGGGCAATACATTCATTCCCCATTTATTTTTTGTCATTTGATTTATCCTTAATTTTTTTTATTGCTTTTGCAACCGCATCTGGATTTACTGCACAGGAAGAACAAATTTGAAAATCATTATATATTGATAATGGCATAGAACACGATTTGCAAAGTCTAGTTTTGCCCTTTCTTTTTAATCTTTTAGACTGTAGATACCTTGCAGCAATCTTTTCTTTTGTTGCAAGGTCCCTACAATCAACAGAACAATATATCTGATAAGATACTGACTGATCAAACTGTTTGTCACAAAAATTACAATGTCTCACTTAATGTCTCCAGGGGCGGTATTTTAATTACGCCTGTCCCTGCAGACTCACATGCTTTTTGAATTGGGCATGACTTGCATATCTTGGAGTTAGATCTATAGTTTTTGGTTGGCAGGGTTTTATTTTCCCACGCTTTCCTAACTGTCCTCATCCAATCAAATGCCTGGTCTACCCACCGACGGTAATGATCGTTTACTTCAACAGGAATCAAAAGAAGTTCATGATTATTTTTATTTTCATAAATCAAAACACCCTTTGGTTTCTTTAAAATTTTCATATAAATAAGAAGTTGCATCAAGTGTCCCAACTTGCCCTTACCAGATGCTTTTCTGTATTCAAAACCTTCATTCATCATTGTTTTTATTTCGCCAACCAACTCTTCATTTTGCCAGTTAAGCATTACATCGCCATAACCAAAAATTGGCGGATCATCATGAACAATTTTAAACTCAGTCGTTGCTTCATTATTTTCATCACGAAATATTTTTGCCACACCAGAGTGCATCATTGCATTTTGTATTCTAGCATGGGACAATGTTCCAGCAGACATATTGGCTGCAGCGTACGCATCAGCATTATCTTCAAATATTTGACCCTCAAAAGCAAGGTACCAATATCTAGCACACTCTCCATTGCCATATGATATTGTTGATGGAGCAAATGTTTTCTTTGTTGTATGCTTGTCTACACGATTAATTGTGTATCCTTCTTTTATTTTTGCCACAAGCCCATCAACATCCATAGAGTGGACTGGTTTTTCTTCCGTTTTTATCATAACTGTATGTAGTAAATTTTTTGTCATTTTTCTCTTTCTGTTAGTATAAGTATAGCAGATTATCGAATTATATACTTTAAAGCAGATACAAGATTGTTTATTGCCTCTGCTGCTGTATAGTAAATATTCTTCTTTCCTCTGTCTGACTTATCCACATTAGCCATCCAAGTTGCTCTTAAGGACATCTTTGCTGCAATAGCCTGAAGTCTTACGATCTCGACTGTAGCCACATTTAATGGGATGTCTGGCTTAACAATTATCTTAGCAATAAAGGTAAGGGCTGTTGTAAGTTCCTCATCCTCCATATATTCTGCTATATCAGACAAACCGTTTATCATTTCTATTGTTGTTTTATTCTGTTCCATTTTTCACCATCTGTTCTAGTAGTTGTAACTCTATTATAGCAAGTCTGGTCTTCTTGTTACCCTCGCCAAGTACGACTACTATGGCTGGATCATTGCCATTTCGTATAGCATCTGTGGTGGCCTTAGCCCAAACATCTTGATTTAGTGTAAATGATTTTGAGTTCTCTTTAAAATCTACAGTAAAGTTTTCCCAGGTGGCATCGCCCTTCTTAGTATTTCTACCAGAATTCTTATGCTTTTTAGCACCTATTCTTTTGCTTTCAGATTTTTCACTCATGCTTTTTTACCTTTTTGTATCCTACTTTAAACAACTGAGTTTCTGATAAATGTTTTTGAGAACACATCCAAGACGACATTCCAGTTTCCATATAAACCCTTATTGTCTTTACCTCTTCTTTACATGTTCTGCAAGGAAACTTGCCTTCATAAACGCTGTAGTTAGCCATTTAGTTTGTTCTTGATAAACTCTTGCAAGTCAAGATCCTCTCTTACACGATTAACAAATGCCTCTTTACCCTGAACTTTTGTCCCATCTGGAAGCATGTACCATGCCCCAGTTCTTTCTATTACGCCATTTAGTTCTGCTGTTGTAACTAAATCACCAATAGTATCTAATCCAACATTGTCCCCTCTGAAATAAAAGTCATACTCTCCTGATTGAAACCCTGGAGATGTTTTAGAAAATTGAAGTTCCCACCTAATAGTTCTTCCAATTTTTTCTTCAATCAACTTATCTCCTACTTTAATTTTTCCTTTAATCGCCTGATTGTCTGACTCGGAACTAAATAACTTAATAACGCAAGAAGAGTAAAACTTAGTAGCCTGACCACCAGAAGGCTGCTGGCTAGTATACATAGCATTAATGTTATTACGAGACTGGCTAATAAGAACAAGCAAAGTAGGCTTAACTTTATTGTTAGCATAGTTAAGCATTTTCCATGCGTTACTAAAGTCACGAGACTCTGCTCCAATCTGCTTTGTATTTTCCAAAGGCTTCATTTCGTCAGTGTCCTTTTCAAAATATATTGCAGGAAGCATTGACGTAATAGAGTCTACCACAATTAAATCAACTCCAGCATTCATTAGAGCAACTCCAACATCTACCATGTCGCTTATAGTTCTTGCCTGTGAGTAGATTAATTTTTCTGGATCTACCCCCATCTTACGAGCCCATTCCTCTGAGTATGACATTTCTGAGTCAATCCAAGCACATAATTTTCCTTCTGCTTGCGCTAGAGCAATCATTTGAAGGCACATAGAAGACTTTGCGGATGATTTGCTACCCCAAATAAGTACTTGACGACCATATGGAAGTCCTCCACCAAGTGCACGATTTAAACCAAAACTAGGAGTTGGTTGGTATTCAAAGTTAACACCGACACCGCTTCCAAGTCTTTTTCTCAACTTGGGATCAAGTTGTGCTAACGCTTCTTCTAAACTAACTGACATGTACATCCTCCAATGTTACGGTTCCGTCTTTTGTTTTTCCAAATTCAAATTTATAATATTTTCCTTCTTCAATATGCATGTAAGCCTTTGCAAAAGATGTTGGAAATACTGTTATTGAGTGAAGATCTCTTTTTGTATCTGCAAGGGTTAATGATGCCATCTTCTTTCCAGCCTTTGTTACTCTTGGCTTAAAAGATACTACAAACATTTCATCATCTTTATATGGCAACTGTCTATACCCTAAAAATTTTACCAAGGCACTTGAAGAATCTTTTATTTGCTCAGATGGAATGAAAGATACAATCCTGTTATCATTACAAAGAACCAAATAAGAACGACCCGTCTCAATAGTGGTATTTTCATCATCGAATATACCGACAGACCCAGTCTTGTCCAAAATTTCAACTCGTGACCATCCTGTTCCCCTCTTAATAGATTTTACCATACCCATAAAAATATAAGATCCTTTTTCTTCAAAGTCTACAATGTCTTGAATGAAAGCATAGTAGTGTGAAGGAATTGTTATATTAAATTCTGGAAGATTTAAATACTCATATAGGTTTTCTTTTATTTCCTGATCATTTCTTGGATTATCTGGAAATGTTGCTGCCCCAATTGCTCTAAGTGCTTGAAGCGCTCTACTATTTACTCCATTGCCTTTTGTGAATGTAAACTGCTCAAGTTCTGCATAAGACTTAAAAGGTCGTGCCGATATATATCGTTCTGCAATCTTATCAGAGATAAACTTGATCCCCGAGAGTCCAAACCGAATACCTTTACCTTCAATTTTAAAATCAATATCCGAATCGTTAATATGAGGTAGTTTAATGCTAATCCCCATTCTCTTCGCTTCAATAAGATATTCAGTTCGTGCATCTTTGTCTCCCTCATTTTTTAATACAGAATACATAAACTCAAGTGGGTAGTAATACTTTAACCATGCTGTCCAATAGGATAGCGTTGAATATGCTACTGCGTGAGACTTATTGAATGAATACCCTGCGTGAGCCTCAAAATCATGCCACAAGTCTAAAGCAGCATGCGGAGTAATAAAACGAGATGCTCCTTCAACGAATCTATCTTTAAACTGATCAAACTCTTTTGCATCCTTTTTCTTTCCAATAATCTTACGAACTTTGTCAGCCTCTGACATAGACATTCCACCAATATGTACGCAGGCCTGCATAACCTGTTCTTGATACAAAATACAACCGTAAGTATCTTCTGTAAACTCTTTAAGAATCTGATGAATATATGCTATATTTTGTCGTCCATGTTTTCTTTCAATATAGTCTTTTCCAATTGTATTCATTGCGCCTGGACGAACAAGAGCATTAGATGCAGCAAGTTCTGACAAATTTTTAACACCCATTTTTACAAGAAGGTTTGTATATGGCGCTGCTTCACACTGAAATACGCCCTTGGTATATCCTTCAGATAGCATTTGATATACATTATGGTCATCCATTTTTATACTAAGAAGATCAATCTTTTTTCCATGCCTATCTTTAATTATATCAATAGTATCCTTTAGAACTGATAAGGTTTTAAGACCTAGCGCATCAATCTTGATAAGCCCAATCTTTTCAGCCTCTTCCATATCAATTCCAACAACTGGTATCCGATCATCAGATCCAGTAGAAGAACGAGTTTCCAATGGCGCATACCTAAAGATCGGATCCTTACTAGTAACAACACCAGCAGCATGAACGCCAGTACCCCTAATACGACCACGAAGTTGCTCACCATATATTTCCACCTCTGGATATTTTTCACGAAACTCTAATGTTGATTTTGATGTACAGTAATCATCCCAAGAGTCTACTGTTTTTAAAACTTTGTTCACATCTGACAAAGGTATATTTAAAACTCTGGCAACATCTCTAACTATGCCCTTACCAGTAAATTGTAAAAATGTTGCAATAGAAGCAACATGCCTATACTGTCTAACAAGATAATCCTTAACTTCTTCACGACGAGTATCTTGAATATCTGTATCAATGTCTGGAAAATCATTACGCTCTGGGTTAATAAATCGAAAGAACAAAAGATTATGTTTTATGGGGTCAATGTCAGTAATCCTCAATGCGTAGCAAACCAAAGACCCAGCGGAAGATCCACGACCAGGACCAACCAATATATCTTCTTTCTTTGCCCAACTGATCATGTTGCTAACAACAAGGAAGTATGGAGCAAACTTTTTATCTTTGATGATTTGCAACTCTTCATTAAGTCTGTCTACATAAACCTGATTTTCAGCCAAACCTCTTTCTTTCAAACCTTCAAGAGCAACCCTAGCAAGTTCTTTGTCTGGACTCTTATATTGTACTGGCAATAGGTTTAAACCTTCTTGAATGTCATAGTCTTCAATAGTATTTGACAAAAGTATTGTGTTTGTATATATATCTTCTCTATCAATGCCCTGAGATTTCATGGCTGACTTCATTTCTTCATAGGACAGTAAATGAATGTCAAACTTATTAAATGTAATCTCTCTATCTTTACCATATAGCAAGTCTAGCCTTTGCATCATATCAGACTGTTTTGCTGACTTAGCATATGTTACATCCTTTGACACTTTTGCATGCGTATTCATGATTAGTTTAAACTCTTGAATTTCTTTTTGCCCTGGATGAGAATGGTGGCAGTCTGGAGTAACAATAGCCTTTATATTAAACTCATCTGCTAGTTCTAAAAGATATTTGTTTATGTGTGCTTCATTGTGTGGCATGACCTCAATATAATAATCATTGCCAAATTGCTCCTTAAACCAAGATATATACTTTTTAGCAAGAGCAAACTCTTCTTCTTCTAGTGCTTTAACTAGCACACTGCTTGGACATGCTGAAGAAACTATAATACCTTCTTTATATTTTTCTAATGTCAAGAATTGGCTTAATGCCCTTTGCTTTTGCAACTCGATACAGTTCTCTATGCCCAGATAATGTTCCGTGATCCGTGATAGCCAATGCTGGCATACCAAGTTCAACTGCTCGGTCTACTAATTCTTCTGGAGTAGCAATCCCATCAAAAAGACTAAAATGGGTATGGACATGTAAGCCTACGTAATTCATCTTACCAATCAGTGTTGGTAGATGATGTTACAGATGGGCTATCAAAGCCCAAATAGAACGCTTCTTGTTCCGCATATGGAATCTTCTTTAGTGCTGACTCCAATGGATAAGGCTCGATATCTTTCCAATCGAATGGTTCCTTATCTGGCGATGATGGAATAAGAGTGTAATTAGTTTCAGTGCCCTGACCATTACGCTTTAACTTCCATACTACGTTTGAGATACTGCCTGTCTCAAGGGCATACTCACGAATTGTGTTGAATGATGACTGCTTGCTGATACCCATTGACCAGATTGCAACATATGGTGCTTCAATACCGTCGTCTACTAGGACATTGCAGTAAAAGCGAAGACGGGCTCTCCATCCAGCCTTTGGATCTTTGCGATGCATTTCTTCTGCCCAGTCACGGCCTTCTGTATCCATAGTATCTACAGCCTTACGCTTATAGTCCTTTGGATTAACATGCTCTTTAACTACAAGCGCTAGTCCACGCTTATCGCTATAGTTTGCAGAATCTTCATCTAGTTCTTCGATGAATCTAATTTTTACAGACTGACCATCAGCAAGTTTTAACCACTTTACCTTCGGTCCATCGTTTTCATACTTTGGTTTGTCGAGCAGGGCGTTGATGTTTTTAATTCCCTTTACAATGCTCATATTTTTCTCCTTTATGTTTGTATTAGTTTAGCATAGACGCTATGCTTTTGTCAAATGAAAAACTTAAATCTTTAATTTCTTCATCTGGCATATCGCCTATGTCTTTGTATTGTTTGTTTATTTTAATAACAGAAACACGAGAGCCAAGTCTTTCAACTATTCTATCTTTCATGTTTCCTCCTGCCTCATCGTTATCAGCAATAACAATAATGTTATTGAAATACTTTTGAAGCAATTCTATTTGTTTGTTTGATACATTTGCACCTAATGTTGCAACTGCTGGAATACCCACCTGATCCAGCCTGATTGCATCAAAAGATGATTCTACAATGTATACTCTATCAGATTTCTTTACACGATGCAAGTTAAACAACGTCTTGCTCTTTGGTAAGCCTGGTGTATTTTTAAAGTCTTTGCCCTCTATAGATCTTCCAACAAATCCAATTGGCACTCCGTCTGGACTATGCACTGGAACAGTTACCATATCCTGTTTTTCTGAATACCCTAAAGAAAATTTATTCCATGACTGTTGAGTTATTTTACGATATTTAAAATAGTCCTTTGGTCTTTCTGATAAAGAAAGATTGTTATGTAATCTTTTAATTATTAATTCATCAAATGGCTTATATTTTTCTTCTTCAGCAAGACTACGATCAATGTCTACTACCAGATTACTCAACTTTTCCTTTGTTTTAATAAATCTTGCTGCCTCAAAATATGTTCTACCCGAAGTATGCATTACAAGTTCTATAAGATCTGCAGACTTTTGACAGGAAAAACAAAAGAACATTCTGTTCTGCGGTATAAGAATTGGATTGGTTCCATCTACCCCTGCTATCCATTCGCTCTTCCTTTTCCCTGCGTAAACTCCGTGTATAGATAATTCAAATTCAAAAAAACCTTTTATATCATTATACCTTATTGTGAAGTCTGGGTCAAGATCAAGTCTTGGCACATATCCACATAGCCTCATTTCTGAAACCAACAACCTTATATATTCAATTTTAAGTCTGCCCAATAGAGCCTCGTCCTGAATTACACCATTGATGTAAAATTTCCTGAGTGGCTTGTGGTGATAAAAATCTGGTGGAATGTTTTCCCTATTTTTTGACATACCATATTATACCTACTTATCTTCAAAGTCTTTATATCTATAGTATCCTTTATCAAAATCACACTGTACCAAGAAGTCACCCATAAACCCATTACGGTTCTTTCTAAAGGCACATTCAATAATGTCACTATTGGCCCCACGACCCAACGCCAATACCCAGTCAGCATCATATGCAATCTGCCTAGACCATGCAGTTTGGCCTAATGTAGGAACCGTAGATAGGTCACTTACATCGTCTGGGGTAGCAGATGAAATGGCAATAATAGGAACTTCTTCACTGATCGCCATAAGTTTAAGTTCTCGTGAAAGGTTCTTCATTCGTACCGTCTCATTTTCAGACTTTTGATTTGGAGACATTAGTTGTAAATAGTCAACAATGACAAAGTCTGGTTTATATTGATCAATCTTTCCACGAAGAACTGATGGATTGATTTCACCACCCTGATCATTTGAGATGATGTGAAACTCTGGCTTGCCCTGTAGATTTTTTGCATGCCATTCTTTTAGCATGTCTAACTCTATTTCTCCATTACTTAATTTTCTATGAGACCATCTACCCTCACCCATAATTGCAAAGACACGATTGCGAACCTCTGTCTCACTCATTTCAAGACTGATGACCAATGGGCTACGACCCTGTTTCCAGGCCTGTACAGCGAAATAGAGAGCCAACCAGGACTTTCCGATACCTGGATATGCCAAGAAGACTCCTAGTTGCCCTGGCATGATTCCAGAAGGCAGGTAGTTATCAAATCCTGGTAGCCCAGTCTTAATTCCTATATGGCCTAACTCTTGTTGCTTTTTTACATTTTCAAAATATGCAACTGCAGAATCTAGGTCAGTAACATCAATGTCTCTGATAGCAGCAGTATTCTTTTTTAATTCAGATGTTTGAGTAATAAGACTTTCTAAAGCCTTGCCACCCTCACCTTGCTGAACCTGTGTTGCAGCAGATCTTAGAATATCTTTTAGACTATCGCTTAGATATTCTCCTTGCAATTCTTCTAGGTGGTGCTTAGTTGCACCTACGCCTGGGATTGGATCAAAGTCTCTAAATTTTTCTCTAACTAGGTCTGCTGGCGGTAGTGAGGAATTATTCTCAAAATAAAGCCTTATAAAATTCCAAATATCTCCATGGGTTCTCAAAAGGTTTTCAACATTAGCCTGTAGCAATACATGAATTTGTTTATCCTGTAATACAGCGGTAATTAGTTTTGACTCTGTATTATTCACTTAGCCACTCCTTTGCTTTCTGTCTACGCTCTGCTCTATCTTTAATATCTTTTTGTATTTCATTTTTTCTATCTAACAAATCTTGAGCCTTGTAAGCAAAAACATTCCACGATGGGCTTACAGATACCTGAAAATAAAAATCTAACAAATCATAGCATGCTGAAATTCCATATGACTCAATAAGACCATCGGCAGCCCACTGCTCAACATTTAAGTTTAAGTTGGCCTTTTGCTCGTATCTCTGCAAATGAAGTTTGTTGTAGCGACTGAGCAAAGCCATTCGGTCTTTGCGGTCTGCCATTACTTTGCTTCAGCCTCGGTCTGTGCTTCCAAAATCTTTGCTGTTAGTTTGTCTTCAACAAACTTGTACACACGCTCAAAAGCCTGATCTACATTTTCTCCATCACGCCTTGCATCTGTTACGCCAAGATCTAGTCTAAGCGATTGAAAGTTTCCTAAATTTAAAGTATATCCAAGTGTTACAGATACCTTTGTTGCTTCGTTTTCCATTTCATACCCTTCGCTAAATAGATTCATTCCAAATTGGAACAAACCGCCCATCTTCAGTTCTCGTATATGTAAGTATACCATCTCCCATTCGTCTAGTCAACTCAGCCTTGCTGGGAGTAATATCGTTTGTAATTAACTTATCTTTTCTTGGCCTACCAATATGGTATGTAGCCAGTATATCACGAATCTCTCTAACTTGCGACTCAGAGTAATATGATCTAACTCTGAATCCTCTTGCACCACCCTTTTGAGATCCTTTAGGAAATGGAATAATTCCTCTTCTCATTAGTGATGGCATATATTTTTTATGACGATTAACTAAACTAGCAGTCTCCCCAACGGTGTATGCTCGTTCTCTATTTTTTTTAAAATCATTAATTAAACAACTTTCAATTCTGTCTTTGTTAATATTATAAACAGACATTATTCCATTAGATTTGTTAAGGTGATGTATTCTAACAAGATCACCATTTAAGAACCAGACCTTTTTATTCCCTGGAATTACAGGGAGGACATTGTAGCCTTCGCTCTCAATACTTCCCTTTTTAACAGCCACATGCCCTCCTTTGAGTTGCTGGGCGGATGAAAGAAGGTCCTTGATCCGCAAGACATACAATATAATTCAAGATTATTTATTTGTGAATAAGATCTATCAACAAACATTCTACCCTTACATTTTTTACAATAAATCATTAGTTAGGTATTCCAACTATCAATAGGTTAACTCCGACAGTGGTATCTCCACCAACATTGAACTTAACGGTTCCTTCAATTTTTGAAGTTGATACGCTAAGTAGTGTAACAGTAACATCCTTTCCAGCATCTGTATTTCCAATATTTATTGGCGTTGCAGTAACAACTGGAGGAAATTTAAATTCACTTGGAAGGCTGTAAGAAAATGACTGAGATGACCCAGCGGTTTGAGATGATCCAGATGTTACCTGAACATATCCTCCAATAATTCTTGCCTCTGATGTCTTTACGCTTTGCTTTCCTGCGTTAGGAGTATCAACTGTAACATATTTATAAATAGATGTAGATGCCTGTGTTGACAGGTCGTTCAAAGCCTTAACTATCTGATAAAGATAAGTTACATCTAGTGGCTGTCCTCTTTCGGGTAATGGTAAAATTGCCATAATATAATTATACCAGACTCACTATTCCAGAATCATATATCTTTAAATTATTATTTAGTGTGGGATTTATAGAAGATGCTTGAACAATAACCTGAACAGAAGATGTACCAGTTTTTAAAAATGAATAGTTTGATGATCCTGTAGATGCCCTATATGTTGGGGTAGCAGAATCAAATCCAATAAATACATCATAAAGTATCTGCGTCATTATTTCTCCAGCAGCCCAGTTAACTATAATAGTATTTCCAACGAGGTTTATATCTCCAACTCCCAAGTAGACCTCTCCAGACTCAGCAACATATATTTGAGAGTAAGCCGATTTTCTATTTTTATCTTCAGATACCAGGCGAAATCTTACAACAACAGAGTTTTTGCTTGTGACCTTTCCCAAGGCATCTTTTTTAATAATAACATTTTTTATTCCTTTATCTGGTGTATTTGCCATGGCTAAACATCCAAAACAAATCTAAACTCTATATAGTTAGTTGTATTTGCAGACTTAATGATTGGTCTAGCCTGTACATTTTTAATTACAGAATAACCAGTTAGCCCATACAACGAGTTTGTAGATGTTGTATTTTCAATTCTTAAAGCATCCAAACAAATGTAAAAAGATTCTGAAGGTAATCCGTCTTTAGTTATTGATGTATATATCTTAGCAGTTGAAGCATCCGCCCAACTAAAACTAGCACTCTTCTTTAAATCTTGAAATGAACTAGTAGAAACAATATATCTATTCGTTGCAAAATTATTTTCTTTTGGGGCGGTGCCAGCGGAGTAAGAGGTGTCATCAATGTTTACCTGAAACCTTGCATATTCTTGACTTGAGTTTGGGCCAGTATGAGAAAACTCTAAAAGTATTTTTACATTATCTGGTATGGTTACTGAATTGGCAACTTTGCTAACAACAGAAAATGCAAGCCTTAATTCATCAGTAGGACTGTTTTTTGTAAAGTCAACAGATGTTTCGTCAAGCCTAATATAGTTTGACCCACTTCCTGCCTGCATAACTCCAGAACCGTCGATTGTTATTGTGGATGTGTCTCCACGCATTGCAATTATGTTATTTAAAAATCTACATCTTTCATTTCTTGCTACTCTATCATTTTGTGTAAAAATTCTATTGTCTGCATTTGTTGAAAAAACTTTATCATTCTGATTTATTGTTCCATTCTGAGACTCTCCATCTAGTGGCTCATACTTTACTGGAATGTCGACAGCAGATAATCCTGCTGGATTATATTTCCAGTTATCAGTATCTGCAAAAGAATAAATTACTCGACTATCAAATGAGCCAGCAACAGGATTTGACCCTGCAGAAAATATGCCAACCTCTGTAATCTCATATCTTTCTTCTGTTGGAAGTTCTGCTGTTAATACAACTTTAGAAAGACCATTTTCATTTACGAAGCCCCTAGAAATAATAGGAGATCTAAACATTTCAAATGCTAAAGATTGCTTATCTTTTAATTCATTTAACTCTTGGGTAGTAAATGTATAGTCAGATACTACTGGGTTTACCCCGCACCCAACAGCAATATGAGATGCATATGATGGTGTTTGCCCCACAAGGTATTTTGCTAAAAGATTTTTTCCTGTATTAGTTATCATTGGCTGCTCCCATAGTATATTGTATCATCAAAAATATTTCCAGCGGTCAATATTTCTACCTCGACCTGCTCATTTTCTTTAACATTAACAACATTAATAACTAGGTCTCCAGTTATGGGGTCTATATAAACAGACTTACAGTTAGGCACTTTAGTTCGTTTTGTAAGGTCTGGGTCAGTGCCAACTAGATCATAGCCTGTTCCACACACTGGAATATGATCAAGAATAGACAAAGATAATGATTTAAAGTATGAATCGGCAGACTGAAGTCTTAAAACATTGTTTGGGTTATACTGAAGATAAAGGTCTGTAAGGTTTTTAATTGGAGCATATATAACTTTTTGACCATTAACCAAATCGTGCCTTGAAATTGTTGCAAGTTCGTATCCGCCTATATCCTCAAATATTAAGTCTGTCATTATTTCTATTGACATCATTTCATCATTTGCAAGAATTAAATCTGGCGTTGCAATTTTTACTGAATCATCTTCTTTTGATTGAGATGGTTCTGGAATTGCTGCCACTGCAGAGAGATAAACTGGATCTACTGATTTTATTGGACTTGACATTACACAACCTCACTTAAAAACAAAGTCATAGACGGCCCATCGGAACTTCTGGAAAATTCAATGTTATATACAACAAACCTATTGTTTGGATCAGATGCCATACTTATGTTATTTTCTTTATAGTCTACACTAACAATATCTCCCAATTGAATTGTTGGTATTGAAAATATCTGAACGCCTAGTGATCTTCTTGGCTTAGTAATTTTTTCAACTAGCCACTTCATTAAACTGTGTGCCTCATCTTGTGACTGTATATAGGTTGTATCTATAGCAAAATCTTTTTTACCATATGTCATTCTGCTTAATTTAATATCTTGATAATCCTGCTTAATTTTATAAGGATTTGATATTAGTTGATCAGCAACAAATTGTGGATTTGATGCAAGACTGTTCTTATTAAAATACTCATCAACCGTAAGATTATTATCAGATTGCTGTGTAAATGTAATTCCTTGAACTCTCAAATAGTTTCCGCTAGTTTCGTCTAGAGATAGTGGAGCATCTGTTGTATTAAATATTAAAAACTCTGCGCCATAGGACCCTGCTCTGAATCCAGACACAGCGTAACCCTTCATCTTATTAAATGTTGGTGATATTTTTGCGCTTAGTGCTGGATATGCTTTATCATATTTAAAATTAAATGATGCCATTTCTCTCATAATGCTTCCAAACTCTTCAAAATAAATATCATACTTTGGTGGTTCAGAAGCACTTATTCCAGTCAGATATGTATTTTGAACTAAACCACTTATTGAATATTTTCTAAATGATTCATTTACATCTATTTCCTGATCTCCAAAAACAGAGTTTGCTGGAGCACCCAAACTAAATGATGTATTTTGAGAATAATTATTACACAAAGCATATACATTTTCAAACATTGCCCTTGATGACCCTCTAGTAAATAGCGCTATATTAGAGTATGCTGGGAGTGGATCTGTATCGTCTACAGTCTTAATCATTACACCATTTAAATATAAATAGAATCTTCTTGTTGCTCCTATATCTTCATATTCTACTGCTAAGTCATATACCGTCGGATTTTCTTCAGCAAAACTTCTTGACTGCCCTGTGAATTTTCCATCATCAACTGTGATCTGTCCCAAACCTTCCCACAACTTAATAGGGACAGCAACTCCATTATTAGATTTAACTTTGTAAAAGAATACATTGCTAACCCCCTGCTTTTCTGTATCTGACAAGTTGCCCAAACCAAGCGCTGCTATTTCAAAATAGTAACCGACATTAGTTGTTGGGTTTAGCATTACTGATATACCAGCAGACCCTCCAGATATATTGATGTTCTTGTCTGGGGTTGATCCATTAACAACAAAGTATGTAGAAGATCCGTTTGATGTTTGTCCTCTATCCTGATTGTTTTCTATCTTACCAACAATTCTCATTCTTGTTCCAAAATGTTTATATTTTTTATTTTCTAAAGATTTATGTACATATGAAACAAAGTCTCTGGGTTTTTCTTTTGTTGTAAAGTTTGGGCCAGTTAAAGAAAATGCTGAAGACTGTATTGATCCAGGAACTTGCTGTGTTTGTGTTGTAATTTCACCAACAAGTGTTGTAGAAAGAAAATTCTTTATAAGTCCAGTTCTTGATGATGTTCTGCTAATTGCATCTGCAGAAACTCCTGTATTTGTTGTTTTACCAGCGGAGGCGGTAGTAGTTGTAGGGATTGGAGTTTTATTATCAAATAAATACTCAGAGGCCATATAGCATCCCTTTACGTTATCATCAGATTTCCAGTAATCAGAAATTCCAGCAGAGTGTGCTACTACCTCTGTTCCAAACTGACCACGGCCATGCTTGACTACTGGACCATTTTGAAGTTTTACTACACCGCCCTGCTCAAAGTATTTTGGCTCTGAATAAATTCTTACTAGCCCTGTAGGATATATTTTTCCATTAAACGGAAGTTTTGAAAAATAATTTTGATACTCTTCAATAGAAGTAATCCAAACATTTCCAAATCCAGTAACATTGTGTTGAATTGCGTCATATTTTATAATCTCACCTTGTGAGTAAAAGTATCCATTATATCTAGCAATCCAAAAAACTGCTTCTCCCAAACTAAATGTATTATTAATAACAACATTATTTTTTACAGTTGGAACCTCTGCTGATAAATTAGAGTTTAGGGGAATTGCAGTAAGTAAATATGAAGACTGAGTTCCAATCTCGTTATTTAAAGATTTTGTATTTTCTGTACCAGATACTTCCCATAGTAGTGCTGGCTTATATACATAGAATCTTTCTTCATCTAAAAGGCTTGCCTGTCTTATAGATCCTATAGACCTTTGAATATGTCTTGGGGTATAGTTTATTACACCGTCATTATAAGCACTATTCGACTGCCCCGAAATAGAAATAATATTTGCAAGTTTAGTATTTGCCTGTGTTTTATTTTTTATTCTTTCAAACTGTACCAAATCGTTTGTGCCTTTAAGTTCAAATGTAGTAGGTCTTTCAGTTTTTGTTGGCATTATGTAGTTTTTGCTCATCATAACAAAATTATTGTACTCATCAAAAAACATAGCGGTCTGTGTTGATACTGCTAAATCTTGTAGAACTTCAGCAACGCTTCTATCTGGAGCAACAAAGAAATATGGAATTATAACCTCTTTTTCGTTTGCAACTCTTTTAAATGTATAGTTTGAAAAACCTATATAGTCTAATAATAGAGAAACTGCAGAACTTACAGATACTTCTGTCATTAGTATTTGTGGGGCAGTCAAAGACTCTAAATACCAATACATATCTCTTAGTGATATTGATATTCTTTTATTTATTAGGTCTGCTTTTGGAAAAGAGTCAGAGTACAGGGTTTTGATTGGAACCCAATAATCCCAACCATCTACATCAACTATAACCTCATAAAATTTAAATTGTATATGCCTATCTGTATATTTTTGTACTATACTTGAAGTATTATTTTCATTAAATGCTTGGTCATAATCAAATATATTAATTGATCCATTAGAAGCAACCAATTGTCCGACTGGCAAACCGCTAATGCCAAGATCTGAGGCACTTTTGTTTATTGAATAATCTAATGTCTTATCTGATATATTCATAACAAGTCTTGGAGATATTTCAATTAAATCAAATGTTGAATCCTTTACATTCATTGTATCAACAACAACTCTGATACCAGACACATACTCAAACTCTCTATATTGCAACTTACCATCTAACGGTCTTATAAATGTATCTGGAGATGTTGCATCTGTAACAAAGTTAGTAAGTCTATCAACTGTTTCATCCTGAATGTACCAGCCATACTTTGGTTTTATAATTGTATAATCTTCGCCATTCCATATATGATACTCACCCATGTCAGTTTCATTTTCTTTAATTAAATATGCATATCCAATTACAGATTTGGCTGGCAAAAAAAGTGTTGTTGGGTATGTTTCTGCAAAAACAAAATTCGCTCTCCACTCATCTGGAACAATTAAACCGTAAGAAATTTCAACATATCCGTCACTTTTAATTATTGCAGAACCATCTTTTCTTCTTTTTGATGGATCAAAAGATATTACATCTTGCCATGAGTTATCTTTTAAAATTTGTATCTTCCATCTACTTGGAGTTTTTTGATTCAACTCTCCATAGAATGGGTCAGCAAAAGATCCTGTAGAAGATGAAAATGGGCCAAGGTTTTCTGTCCCCACATGTGTTTGCATTTTGACAACTATTCTATTTGTTGGAACTTTTTCTTTATATACAACAAAAGGACAAGCATCTTCAATATCATATTGAGCCCCCCTAACCTTTGAAGCAATTCCATATTCAGAGTTTTCTGCTACACCTTTCTTTTCTACATTATCCTTATCAATAAACTTTTCACTAAACCCGTATGCAATAGAAGCATCATTGTATGTGTACCTATACTGAGTTTCATTTCTATAAGATGTCCAGTATTTAAACATATCGTTTTTATCTGGCATGTAATATCTTGGCCTGTCTGCCATAAATAAATTTGGATGATGTAGTTTTCCGTTTTCAAAAAATACCGCTTTATTTATTCCTGATCTTGGCCTAAACTGATTAAAACAATCCTCTAAAGAATAAAGCATTTGCAGTTTTTCTTTTTTGGTTAAAAATATTGTAGGCGTATCATTGTTATCAAAAGATCCATCTACTAAAACGTCTGCGTCTGTTGCTCCTGTATAAAAATTTCCTGCATCATTAATATCAAAACTTGTAGGCAAAGAAGAATATACAGAACCACTCTGTGTTGGTCTATATCTGTAGTTACCAATATGTTTTATATTAGTTGGTATATTCATGTTCCATTCTGCAGTAATTACAGACTTGTTTCTAACAGTTGAAGAAGTCTCTAAAAAAGTTTGCAGGTCTTTGTCTTCAAACATTAGACCTCTTCCAAATTTACTGATACATTCCAGTAGTCAAAATTTGGACCTCGTTTTTCAACAGTGTAAGAAAAATCAGTAATAAACATTTCTATTAATTGATTATATTGCTTTAAGTGTTTATAAGGTTCTGGCGTACCTGTAAATATTCCTTTTCTGTCATAAGTAAGAAATACCCAAAAAGAACCTTTGTGTTTATCATACCACTCAAGCATATCTGCTCCACCTGCACCACCATCTGTTGTATAAGACTTTACTGCAGAAAGACCAGTGGCTGGATCAAAGTTTGGAAAATTTTCGTGGGATCTAGAAGGAATCATATCCCACTTTGTGCTTATTGTAATCTTGTCTGCAATATGATATGATCTCATACGACCATTAATCATTCTTTCCCGCTTTTCAATTCTTTGCTCATTAAAATCAATAGGCTGTCTATTGTCGTCTGTAAGTATTAAAAACTGATCTTTTAGGAATTGGTCGGTTTCATCATTAGTATTTTCCCCTATTTCAAAACCAATTGGAACATAAAATTTTTGTTTTGGAGTTGTAGTGCTTAATGGATCTTCTACCAATGTGCCAGAATTTTCAGACCAAAGCATACCGCTAGGCCTGTTATACTTTTTACGACCTTTGATATAGGTATACCGTGGATCAATTTCATCTACCATTTATTCCAAGCCCCCTTACTCTTCTGTCATCAACCCGTTTGATAGTTGCCATTACGGCCTGTGCAATATCATTTGGATTTGCATCGGTCTTGGCATTAACAGTTAATGTATATGTATTATTATACACTGTTCCGCTTATTGGATCTCCACTATTTATTTTCTTCATATTATCAACACCGTAGGAATCAACAGCATACTTGCTCATAACAAACTCGCCAGGAGTTAGCATTGCTGGTACCGTATCAGTACCCTTTGCAAAACCACCACTCAAGAACCTTGGAATAATTCCGCCCATTGAGAATTTTTTAATTAGCCCACCCTTAGCCTTGTTAGAAAAATTACTATTCCAATTTGCAAACTGGCTGGCTGCTATTGCATTCCCACCAAATCTAGCAATATCTTCTGCAGCCTTTTTCTTTGCTGCTTCAATTAGCAATCTTTTTCTTTTCAGCAGCATCTTCTAATTCTTTAGTAAATGCTGCTGCTCTATCACTCATTGTTACCAATTCTCTATAATGTAATCCTGCAACAGAGCCAGCATTCTGTGTAATTTTTGCTACCTCCATGTTGAGGGCCATTCTGTTCAAATCTTCTAGATGCATTTGAGCAACTAAGCCACCAGTATTAACTCCAGGGAAGGTAATTGAGCCAGAACTGCTGCTTGAGACAGATCCATTATTTCCATCTGAATCAGAACTAATTACACCACCATAAGTACTTTTAACACATTTTCCTTCTTGATTTAAGAAATATCCAGGACCGCATGGGTTTGATGTTACTGACTTTGTACCGCCACAATTTCCATTAGCATCTGGCATAGATCCATCTGGACATGTAGTAACCTTAGTGCCTTTTTTAACACAATTTCCATTTACTAGTTCATATCCTTCGTCACATGTAATGATATTGGTTCCTTTTTTAACACAATTTCCATTTACTAATTCATATCCTTCGTCGCATGTTGTTCCTGCTGAGGTTACTGCTCCAGATACAACAGCAGGAGTTATTGGATCAGTATTTACTGTTTGATTTCTGTATGCAGTAGTTAAAGCATTTACGATATTAAGAGCATCTTGCATTTGTTTTACAAATTGAGCACTTGACACCCTTACAAAATCTACCTGATTCTTAATTCTTTCCCAGGCATCTCTTGTCTTCTCTAGAACAGTAATTCCCTCAATTGCTTTTTCTAATGCAAGTTCGTTAAGTCTTAAGGTCTCTCTGTTTGGCTCAAGACTCTTTTGTTCAATATTATAAATGTCATCCTGCAATTTTTTAATTTCGTTTTCAATTTCAATTCTACTCTTTCCATCTTTAGATCTTACCTGTGAAATTTCATATTCTCTAGATTTTTCTAACGCATCTTTTTGTTTAGTTACAGCATCTGCTGCAGCCTGAGATCTCATTTCTTGTGCAGCACGAGCAGCAGCAGCAATGTCTCCAGACGTTAGGGCCTCTGCTAAAGTAAGTTGACCCTTTTGCTGTTGTGATATTGCTGCATTTGCCTTTTCAACTTCGTCAAGAGCCTTTAATCGTTCGTCATATTTTTCATTTATTTTTTCTTCTTGATCTTCAATTTCTTTAAGACCAATCTCTTGTATTCTAATTTGCTCCTGCTTTGTTGCAATTAATTCCTCAGCCTTTTTAATTTCTTCTTTAAGTACCTTATTATCGTCTTCAAATTTAAATCTTAATCTTTGTTCCTCTACATCGAAGGCTTCCATTGCATTTGAATATCCAGTATCGAATATATCTTGCATTCCCTCTATTGTTAACTGCTTAATCTTTAATTCAGTTTTTGCTGAGTCTAACGCCTCTTGCAACAATATTGCAAACTTTTCCTGATCAATCCCAGGTGTGATTAGCATAGTTGCAAGTTCTGGGTTATTCAAAAGCGCTTCAATCACACTACCTTGAGATGCTTTTGCATTTGCTGCAATTTCCTGGGACTTGGTAGTTATTGCAGTTAATAGTTTTGCTCTATCTTGAAATTCTTTTGTTTTATTAATAGCAGCCTCGTTTGCAGCATATGCATTTGCCGCTTTTGTAGCCTTTTTCCATGTCTTAACTATTTTTTGTATTTGCTCATCTGATAATTTTTTATTAGCAATCGCTGCTGCAAATGTTGCATCTGCAACTGCTTCAAGTGCAACAGATCCTTCTACGCCTGCTGCCTGAAGTCTCTTTAGTGCTGCTGTCTGATTACCAATCTGATTAGCCATCTTCTGTTGCTCACTAACAAATTCACCAAGTTTAACAGACTGTAAAGCATCTCCAATGCTCTTAGCACCATCTTTTATTTTTGTAATATTTCCTTTTTTATCAAATTCAAACAGTTTATTCTTTTGCTTTTCATATTCTTTAGGATCCATACCAACAATTAATTCAATTAGGTCTTCTCCTGCACCTAACCTTCTCATATCATTTTCAATACCGCTAAAAATTTCAATAGTCTTTTTACCACCAAAAAGTTTGTTTAATGACTTAAATGATGCATCAAAACCTTCTGTAACTTTAATTTGATTCTTTCGAACATCTCTTAATCTTTTTAATAAATCATCAAGTGGAGATGACTTAGGCTTACTTCCGCCACCACCTCCGCTACCCTTTGGAGCAGCAGCACTTATAGCAACATTATCTGTTACAGCCTTAAAACCTTGCTGCTCTTTATAATGAGCAACCATTGCTGCTTGTGACAATCCCTTATATTGTGCACCGCCATATGTTTTACCATTAACAACAGTATTTTCTTTTAGCCAGGTCTGATAATCGTCTGTTGCTACAATCTGTGGATCTGGAATATTTATTATTGAAGCAATGGTTGTAGTATAAACTTTTTGCTGATCTTCAGTTAGTGTTTCAAAATATTTTTCATCAAATGCATCTGATCCTTTAAGTTGAGGGATAATTTCATAAACAAATGGCACAGTTAAATCTTTCTTTCCTTCAATAGCATCAAGCATTTTATTTAATTGCTGATATGCTGCATCATTTTCTGTGTAGTATTTTACTAAAACATTTGAAGGAATAACAGCATTAAGATTGTTTAACTTTATCATATTTTTAGCAAAATCTAAAGCCTCTGAATCTTCTTCAAATGCTTCAACCTTAGTAATAAATTGTGTCTGAACAGTCTTATCAATAGTATTGTCAGATCCTAAAATATTTTGAGCAGCAACACCTATTGACTCTGATGTTGCACCACTAAACTTTGTAATAATGTTCATCATCTTAGGGGCTATCTCTTTATTTTCTGTTGCCATCTGAAGAAGATTTCTAAATACTGATGGAGGAATATCTCCGCTTGCCATTTTTGCCTGAATCAAAAACTCTTGACCTTTATCAATTGCCCCAGACTTTCTTAAATCTCCTGCTTGCTGATTAACAACATCCATGTAGGCAATTTCATTTGGATTATCTTTGTATCTTGCTTTGGCTGCTTTTTTCATTCCAGACATCATTGATTCTTGAAGGGCTCCACCCTCATTGTATTGTTTTACAATGTCTCCTTGTAGTTGTGCCTGTGCTGCAGTTAGTTTATCTCTTTCTTCAATATATTTATTTTGCATTTCTTCTGCTTCATTAATTTTACCCTGCAGTCTAAGTTCTTCAATTTTCTTTTGATAGTACATATCAAACGAGTCAAGCATTTGTTTATTTTGTTCCATTGCTATTTTTGCATCAACTGCATACGCTGCTCCCAATTGTCCTGCCTGAGCAGCAAATTTCTTTGAAGCAAAATATCCACCAATTGCACCTGCTGCTGCTCCAATACCTCCACCAATAATCGCTCCAACTGCATTTCCAAGAACAGGCACGACAGATCCCAATGCTGCTCCAAGAGTTGCTCCAATTGCTGCACCACCAGCAGCAGAAGCGCCTATACCAACCTTTTGCATTGTTTTTTGTCCAGCAAGTTTAGTTACTATTCCAGCATTTTGAATATTTGACAAATTAGATTGCATTCTCTTTTGATTTTCTGCAACCATTCTTGTTCTAACTTCTAAAGGATTTTTACTTAAGTCTTCTCCATTTGGCCCTAGCATTTTTTCCATTTGTGCAACTACCTTAAGACCTATAGATAAATCTCCTGCTTGCTCTGCAGCATTCATTGCAAGACTCTTTGCCTGATTTATATCCATAGCACCAGACATTACTGCTGTGGACAATTGCTGACTTAAATCTGATGCTGCCTGAGTTCCTTTACCTGCTGCGGCTTGTTTGGAAAGTCTTTCAGTTAATTCTTTTCCTTCTTTTGTTTGAACAAATGCTTCACCATATGTAGTTTTTCCTGTTGCTGGACCTAGCATTGAGAATGAATTCTTTCTTCTTAAATCCATTTGTTCTGACGCTGTTACTTTTCCACCAAACTTTGCAATAGAATTTATCGCTGAAGTTGAGCCTCTGAACTTTTCATTTTCTTGCAAAACTTTTTCTTGTGCTTGATCAAACGCTCTTCTTAACATTATAAAAGCACCTACGGTTGCTGTAAGACCTGCTATAACAGCCATTACTGGGCTCTTTAGCATAGGAAGAATCATTGAAAGACCCATTAATGGCATCATAAGTTTTTGTGAAATTTCTCCAACTTTGCCTGGAGCCATTGACCCAAGCATAGCAATCCCAGAAACAGCCATTGCTGCACCGCCAACGCCCATGCCTGGGCCTTTGCCTGCTGCTATTCTTGCTTGCTTTTTAGTTTCTCTATTTTGTAAATATGTTTTTGCTCTACCTCTAAGGGTTTGTTTTTCAGCACCATCTGCCATATTCGCAGCAATTACTGGTTGTGGAACTGGTGCCTGTTGTGCTATCTTGCTTAATCTCTTTTGATCTCTTTCCATCTTTTGTAATTTACGACGAAGAGACTTTTGATTAGCGTCTATTGGTCCCGTTCCATAAAGAGCAGTTCTAGATGCTGCTGCTGCAGATTGAGAAATAGTTAATCCAATTTTTTGTCCTGCTGATTTTGCCTCTGCAATTGATGATCTTGCTCCTGCAACAATTGATGAGCCAACAGCATTCGCTGATTCTGGAGCATTATTAAACCCAGGAACAATAAACTTTCCTCTAGGTCCTTGAACAACTCTCTTGCCCTTTTTGGGCTTGTCTGCCATTCTTGTATCTTTTGGACTTCCAGAAGATGACTTTACTCCACGAGGTTTTCTCTTTGTTTTTGGTTTTTCTAGTTTTCCAGTCTTTTCATCTTCAATCAACTCATCTGGCTTTATTAAAATTGATGAATGCTTTGCATGAAGACCTCTCCAGTCAACCTTTTTGCCCTCTTCTAATCTATCTATCATTGCTTGATAATATTTTCTATCTTCTGGGCCAAGATCAAATTTTGCTATTGTTTCTTTTAACTTTGGAAGAGTTCTATCAATTTCATCAATCATTGCTTTGTGATATTGATCTGCTGTCATACTCTTTGCAATATCTGCTGTTGCATTACCAAACCAGAAAGGAGACTTTCCTGCTGCTGGACCCTTAACTCCGCTTAAATTCTTTTCTGCCATTTCAAGCATTGATGGCATTTTTTCTGCATAACCTCTTGTACCAGATGCCTTATCAAGAACTCCAGCCTTGCCAACATCTACTAATCTGTTTCCACCTAGATTGCCCTTCTTTAAATCATCATCTCCACGAAGACTTGATGCAACTAGTTGTCTAAAGTATTCTTCTCTACTAAAACTACTAGAAAGTTCTTTTGGAGTAAATTTTGAATCATACTTAGACTCAAGAGCAAACATTGTTTTACCAGTATATGGATCCTTAACAACCCGAAGTTCTTGATTTGGAGCGTCAAGTCCATGAACATCTCTTGCTATTACTGTTGCCCTTTGTTCGGCAAGCGCTGACCTTAAGTCAGGAAATGGCTTTACATATACCTTTTTGCCATCCTCTGTTAAAAATACGCCAGACGCATCTCGTGCAGCAATATTACTATAGCCAGTTCCTTTTTCTAACTGTTTTGCATATGTAGTAATTGGTCTTCCATCTATGTCTTGTGCTGTTAAACCTTGAAGAACTGCTCTT